AAGCACGCCGAATCGATCGCCGACTTGCTTACCGAGTACGGAATAACCGCCGCCTGCGTGACTGGCGACACCCCCACGGCCGAACGCGACCGTATCCTGGCCGAGTATAAGGCCGGGCGTATTCGCGCCCTTACAAACGCGAACGTGCTTACGACGGGGTTCGATTACCCGGATATCGACCTTATCGCCATGCTGCGCCCGACGCTATCGCCGACGCTATACGTTCAAATGGTAGGCCGAGGAATGCGGTTAAAGTCCGAGGCCGATCATTGCCTGGTATTGGATTTCGCCGGGTGCGTGCAAACGCACGGGCCGATTACCGCCGTACGACCGCCAAAACAGGGCACCCAGGGCACCGGCGAGGCCCCGGTTAAATTGTGCCCTAACTGCGACGAAATCGTGCACCTATCCGCCAGGGCGTGCGAGGCCTGCGGGTACGTATTCCCGGCGCCCGAAAAGCGATACGAATTGCACGACGTCGATATTATGGGGGGCGGCCTGGACGACCTCGAGGTTTCGTCCTGGAAATGGACCACCCAGGAAAGCCGCAAAACCGGTATCGAAATGCTGGTCGTAACGTATTACGGCGCGCTATCCGATCCGCCGGTAAAGGAATACGTTACCGTAATGCACGACGGATACGCCGGGCAAAGGGCACGACGTACGCTGTTCGAACTCACAAACGACGACCTGGCGGCAAAGCGTGAAATACAAACGTGCTCGTGCCTTTCGGATATCGCGCACCTAATGGAACAACTTCCGCCGCCTGATTTAATTAAATACGCGAAAAATGGTAAATTTTTCGATATAAAGCAAAGGGTGTTTAATGACTGATAACAAACGACCACCGGAACCCGAATTTTTACGGGTATGGCGGGAAATCCGCCTACTAACAAACGCCGTGCCAAAGTGCTGCCATACTTGCGAGCACTATACGCACGACGGAATTTGCAACCTGGCCGGGGTTCGGCCGCCCGACGATTTCGTTTCGTACGGGTCCGCCGAATGCCCGGATTTTAGCGACGAGGTACCGTTTTGAGTAGTTTTCCGACCGAGCATATCGAGCAACGAAATTTCGTCGTCTGGTTCCGCCAGCAATTCCGAGGGGTTCGTATATTCGCGATCCCCAACGGTGGCGCCAGGTCGAAAGCAACCGCCATGCAGTTAAAGCTCGAGGGCGTGCTGCCAGGCGTCCCGGACCTGTACGTCCCTGCCTGGTCGCTGTGGGTCGAAATGAAACGGCAAAAGGGCGGGAAATTATCGGACCATCAAAAGGGCTGGATCGAATACCTCGAGGGCCTGGGCCATACCGTCCTGGTATGCAAAGGGTGCGACGACGCGATCGACCAGGTAAATAATTACCTCGAAAGGTAAAAAAGTGTTGCACCTCGTGTAAATATCTGGATAATAGAATCCATCGAAACGACAAACCACGAGGGTAAAAAAATGACTGCAATCCAAAAAACCGAAATCGCGATCCATTCTGGCAACTTCCGCGAACCTGTTATGCGCTTTCGCGTGTACTCGCTTTGTATGAGTCCGACCCACCTTGCGTACGGTTCCGACTTTATGCTGGCGTTTAGCGCAGAAACCCGCCAGGACGCCGAGGAAATGATCCGCGACCACGGTTACGACTTCAATACGTACGTAATCGTCGACGGCGACGAAACGCGCGAGGCTGCGCTTGATCAATACAACAAGGCCGCGTAATGCGGCCCGAGGGGGTTATCATGCAAAAGCACGTTAAACAGGGTCGCGACCTTTCCGCGCTTATCCGTTACGTATCGTCGTTCGATCGCCAGGTTTCGCGCCTGGTGGCTGTACGCCGCGACGGCGTTTGGTCGGTGTCCTGGGCCTGGGCCAGTGAATAAGGACCTTCGTAAACTCTGCCCGGCCTGCGGCGGTCCGCTGATCGGGCTTTCTAGCTTAAACCAGCGTATTTGCGCCGACTGCTCGCGTACCTGGCCCTGGGAACTTAAACCGGGGCAAATTCCCCTGGTGGCGAATAATCGCCTTAAACCGACGCCTGGTAAAAATTAGGGTTTTGCGCTGCGGTCCTGGTTTGTTATTCTGATCGTGCAGCGTTTGACCTCCCCTGCGCTGCTAACTCCTAAAGGTCTATTGCCCAGGCTCCGGCCTGGGTTTTTTTATTCCCTGATCTGGAAATGCGGCATATCGATAAACGAACGCCAAAGGCCGCCCCATTCCAGGGCCACGCCGCAATGGCTGGCCGCTTGCAGCATTGCCGCCGCGACCATTGCCAGGTGGTGCTCGTCCCAGGACGCCCGGCCGTCGACGAATGCGTATACGTCCAGGGCGCGCCCGGTTTGGTGGTACGACTTGTTACGGACGCCGTCGGCATTGCTTTTGCCATCTGCGTAAAGTTTTGCCTGGTCCTCGGCCGTGCGTAATCCGCCGTATTCCGGGATACCGAAATCGACTTTACTTATCGCCAGGGCGTAATGCGCCACGCGCACCAGGTCGTCGTGCACGCCGTCCATTCGTTCCAGCGATCGCTTGCTGAATTTAAAACCGTTCATATACAAGGCCTTTCTATTCGCTCGACTTGTACGTTTTAATCGCCTTTTCGGCCGAACGCCCGGCGATATAGCCGCCGAGGCCGATTGTAATTAGATTCCAAAGCGACTCGTATTCGGCGTCGGTCATACCCTCGGCCTCGAATCCAAGGAACCGGGCCACAACCAGGCCGGTAAAGGTAAGCATTACCAGGGGGCGCCAGTTTGCCGTTAACCAGTGCTCGGACGACGCCTCGCTGTTAACGATTTTCGCCTGGCCCTCGAGTAGCTGCGAATTGTATTCGTGTACGCGGTCCATTGCCCGCGCCTGGACCTCGAGCAATAGCCGTTTTTGCTCGAGTTTTTCTTCCTCGCTGGTGTGCAGGTCGTCGATTAGGTCCGCCGCCGGTTTAAATATACCGGCGATTAGGTCGGTAAGTCCGATCGCCATTGGTTCGCCCTTTCTGTTATTCCCATTCCCTGGCGAGTGCGTCGACGATCCACCCGTCGGCCTCGAGGAATGCGTTTACGAAACAATCGATTTCGTTTTCGCCGCTGCTCGACTTAACCTCGAGGGAAAAATCGGTCCGGGGTGGAATAACGAACGGCATTTTAACGTCGAATTGCAGGAACCCGACCGCCCAAGTCGATTGCCAAAAATGCAAGTGCGGGCCGCCCTGGGTTTCCATCATCGCGCGCCCGGTTAAATATTTGTTCGGGTTAACCGTGCCCGACGTGAACGATACGCCAGCAATAAACAGTTTCGTATCTGCCGGGGTGGTGTAGGCGATCGCCTGGTGCGTGCCGACCGTCGCCTCGATATACGCCACGGTATCGGCGCCAATCGTTAGCGATATATTCCCGGCATTGCTGCCCGAGGTAATCCTGGCTTTGTTAACGCGCAGAAACGACTTGTTACCGCTGGCCGGGGTGGTGCCGGTAAGGGTAATCGTTTCGCTTATCGGCGCGTAATTGGCGTCCAGGCCTTCGATATAAACGCCCATCGCATCGGCTGCGCTGCTTACTGCGCTAATCGTGCCCGCCGCTGCCGGGAACGGGTACAGGCCGCCGCCGTTGTTGTAAATGGTTTCGAAATCCGTACCGACGGCACGGTTAAAGCCGAAAAGCGGCACCGGGCGAAATTCGTTGTAATGCCCCCGCGCGATATCAATTAAAGGGGCGATCGAACTGTTTGTATCGAACTGGTACGGCATGGCTTAACCTCGCTTTACTTTACTGGGTAATTGCGATCGCGCTTGCCGTCGATCTTTTCGTCGATATGGTCCAGTTTTTCGAATATCCTTTGTATCGACCGGTCGAACTCGTCGCGCTTGATATAATTACCTGCGACCAAAACCTCGATCGCTGTTATTTTCTCGGCGATTTGTTTATCGCTGTTTTGCAGGTCCGTAACCGCCTGCCATATTGCCCGCAAAAGAAACCCGAGTATTCCCGAGAATGCGGCCAGTATCCAATTCACGACCGTCTGATCCATTCGTACCACCGTTTTAGTTTGCCCAGGGCCATTTTTACCGCGATAAACGGAACCCAGCACCGGAACTTAAAATCGTATGGTGGTTCGCTGCTCAGTAATTCCTCGCGCGTTACCCACCGCCTTTGTATGTTATCAATGTAACGCCCCTGGCATTCCAAAACTGCATGGCCGACCCCGCCGACCTTTACGAAATACATTTTAGCGCGCCTGGTTAAAAGTGCACGCCAAAATTTCGCCAGGCTCTCGCCGCTTATAAGGTAAAGGGCGGTTACGGCGAAATCGTCGCAATCGCCTCGGTACGCCCCGTCGGCATCCGGGACCAGGATTTCCCAGTTATCGGCGTATATATCCGCCTGGTAATCCCAGTCCCGTATTAGGTCGTTAAGCGTCGCCATTTGCCACCAGGACGTTAAGGGCCGCCCAGGCTGCATCGCCCATCTGGTCGTATCCTATGCTTGACGGGTGCACGCCGTTGTTTTGGCGCGTAATCGGGTCGCTTGGGAAATATTGCGACGTCCAGGACGACGTGGTCCAACTGCGCTCGGGGTCCAGCACCACGTTCCAGGGTAGCAGGTAAATACCGTCGCCCTCGCTGTTTTTGTAGTGCTCGACGATACGGTGCGCTGCGACCGTAATATTTCGCTTGTAACGGTCCCGGTACTGCCCGGTCGTGTAGTTATACCCGAAAGCGTCCTGGTGCCCAGTCGGCGAAATCGGAACCGCCACCAGGGTAACCACGTTCGCGTTCGATTCTTTCCACGAACCCACGTCCGACGCCGCGACGGTGCCGATCATTTGGTCCAACTGCGAAAGGTACGAATCCATAATCGCGTTTACGCCTGCGTCGGACGCCTGGCCGAATACGTCGTTAATGCCTAAGTGCCATATAACGATATCGGGGGCCGCCTGGCCGGTGCTCGATAGGTAATACGCTGCGTCGAATTTGTCGCCGTCGTTCTGTACGAACGGGTTTTCTGCCACGTTCGACCCGGTAGGCTGGTAATACGTCGATACGCGCCAACCACCGCGCCCCTCGTGCAGGTTTGGCGCCGTGCCTTTGGTTCCGACCATTGTTAGCTGCACGCCGTTTGCGTTCGCTGTGGCCTGCTCGAGCATTCGCCCGGTCCAAATTCCGCCCGCCGTCGTGCTGTCGCCAATGCAACAAACGCGACGACCTGCGCCGCCCGCTGCATTTGCCGCCACGGTGTAAAGCGAATACGACCCGCTGGCGATCTGGTAAAGCTCGTCGGGGTGCTTAACGTTAATCGTTAGTGCTGCGCCGGTAACCGGGGTCGACGTCGGCATATAGTAAAACCGCTCGTCGAACTGATTACCCGTTGATACGCCGACGCAATCAAACGCCTTTTGCCCGGTGGCCGAAATTAGGTCTTTAAGGAATACGTTAACCTCGATCCCTTCAATACCGAACAAACGCGGGGTCGTAATCGGCTGGCTGCTACCTGGTGCCGTTAGGGCGCCGGGGTCCTCGCTGCCGCCGCTCGGCGGGTCTAGCTGTTCGCTGTCGTACAATTCGAATACGGTATCGCGACCGGTATAACCGGATACATTCGACCAACCGCCAAGCGTTGTCGCGTCCGACGTGGTCGTCGTATAAAGCTGCGGGTATGTTTCTGGATCGGCCGGGTCAACTGTGCCCGATCCGGTCGAGTTTGCCATCTTAACCTGGTGGTCCATCGATTCGACGGCGACGTAAAGTACGTCGAATTTCGCCTCGTTAAACCGTGCCGAGTCGACGCGCGTATCGAGTTTTACCCAAAAATACCCCTCTTTTTTGAGCGGGGTAATTATACTCGAGGCGATCATATCCGCCTTATCGCCGGACCATATCGAAACGCGAACCGGGAACCCGGACGTTTCGGTCCGCCAGGCGACCTTTACAATATCGAACGCCGTTCCGTCCCATTCGAAAGGCTGCGCCCAACCGCTAAAGGTCGACGCAATCGATATGAAACCAGTTAATACGCCGTTCTGGTATACAGGCGAACCGGTCGAAAATAGACTGTCGGCGCTGGCCGTAAGGACCTGGTTAACCGCGTCCTGGGCGATCGCCTGGCGAGGCAATGTCCGCTGGTCGTTTTGCAGGTCGTACAGTTTTATATCGATTGGATAACCTACGCCGCCGGTAACATTTGACCATTGCGAAATAGTGTTTAACTCTTTTCCGTTGCCCTGGGTAAAGTATTTTTGTGGATACGTTACCGTATCGGTTACGTTAGAAAATCCCGCCACCGTTAGCGACGGCATCATACGGGTAACGCCGTCGATCGTTTGGGCTGCCACGTAAATAACCTGGGCGCCGCCTGTTACGCGATCGCTTAGATTTACTGTGATATATCCCTCGTAATTCGCCAGGACGTTATACCCGTCGGCTGCTAGGCTGCCATCCTCGAACCATACCGAAACCCGAACGCGCGTATTTGCGAATTCGCAACCGATATACATTTTTACGGTATCGAATGCCGTACCGTCCCATTCGATCGGATTTGCCCAACCGGCAAAAGTCGAACGAACCGCGTCGGCTGGTCCGCCTTCGCCGTTACTGTAAATATATGCCTGGTGTAATGGCTCGATTTGCTGCGTATTTAGGATCGTATTGAGGTACGTTTGGCTGCGCTGCGCCTGGACCTCGACCGCGTCGATATCGCTTTGCGCCGTGGTCATTTCGCCTTGCAGCGTATCGATATCGGACGACGCCGTCGAAACCTCGGTTATTAGGTCGGCCTTTACTGCATTGAATAGCGCGCCGAACTGTGCCGGGCTGCGATATCCTGGGGGCCATACGCCCGCGTTCGAGTCCTTAACGATCCACATTGCCAGGATATGAATATCCGTCGCGGGCGAACCGTCGTAAAAGTAAAACGAAATACCGCTCGTTGTAACATCGGTCGGCACGGTCTGGTTATTCATTTGGATAACCATTACGTCGCCGGTGCCGGTTTTGTTGGTCGATACCTGTGGGGTTACGTAGCTGGTTCGAGACCCGTTAACGAACCGGTGCGTAAGGTTTACGGGTGCCCCGTTATTTCCAACAACCAGGGCGCCGATACTGAACGTATCGCCAGGTACCAGGGTATCGCCTGGGGCCGAATCCGCCCAGTCGACAAACCAAAATGATAACGAACCGCTGCTGCTGTCGTGTTTCCAGGCGCCCTTTTTTAGCGGGCTATCGAATGCGGCATCGTAAACCCAGTTTCCCGAGGTAAGGCTATAACCGTTAAACGTGTTTACGCCCTCGTTTTTAAGCTCGAACAATGGGTCGGGGTAAATACTCTGGCGGGTGCTGTTTTTTTCCAGCATATCGGTACGCGTCGAGGTCGACGAATCCCAGGACCCGGACCCGCTGGCGCCGTTTTTCACGTAATACTTATCGGTATTGATAGCAAACGCCAGGGTGCCGTTTTCCGGCGTTAGGTCCGCCAAAAGGGCCGCCTCGGTGGCGTAAGATTGCGCCGGGGCTGTGCTTAGGATATCGTCGATTGCCTGGCGTACGGTCTTAACCGTTGCGCCGAGGCGTGTCGTCGTCGTGCCGGTGCTGTTTGCGACCGCCTCGAGGGTGGCCGCGTCGACCGCTGCGTCCTCAAGCTCTTGTTTAGTAATAACCGCCATGTCGGTAACCTCGCTTTGTTTGTGCCTATCATATCGCCCAGTTTAACATCGGGCAATTATGCAAGCGTTTGCCGATATATTTTTCGGATTTCCGCCGCTGTTAGTGCTCGCTTGTAATACCGGAAATCGTCCATTTTACCGTTCCAGTGCGTGCCGTTTGCGAACGCGCCAATTTGCAGCGTGCTAAGGTTCGCCCGCTGGTTAAAATTGCCCTCGCTGATCGCAAGCTCGCCGTTTAAGTATATTTTGGCGATCGCCCCGTCGGCGTCGTACGTAACCGCTGCGTGCACCCATTCGTCGGCGTCGTAAGGATATGCGACCTCGATTAAATCGTTACCCAGGGTCGCGTTATAGTGCTGCGCCTTTATTTTGGTGCCGTCGTAATAAAAATACTCGTCGATTGCGACCGTCGACATAATGTTACCATTATCACCAGCGACCGCCAGGTTTAACCATACCGCCTTTGTGTACGACGCCGTCGCCACCAGGTTAAGGTTTATAAACCCGGTGCTGGCGCCGCTGCTGTAAACGACCCCTCGGGTATCGTCGGTCGTAGTGGTCGCTGTTCCGGCCAGGGTAACCGTACGTAAGTGCGCCGAACGGTCCGCCGTGCCGCTAGGGCCGAACGGTAACCAAAGCAAAAGCTCGTCGTTAAGGTAATACTCGTCGGCGTAATTTATCGCCGTAATCCCCGAGGTAAAGTTATCCCTGGGCGATTTCTCGTTAACCAGGAACGCCGTTTCCCGGTCGCTCGAGTCTTTTACGACCTGGTACGTTGCCCTGGCGTAATTCGCCGAGTCCAGCGAAATGGCCTGTTTTGGCGCTGTCGCCAGGATAACCTCGTTTGCCTGGGCGCCTGCCGATACTGCGATCGACTCGACCGTGCCGTCGTAATGCTGCAAAAATATCGTATATGTTTCGCCGGTTTCGAATACCACGTCCTGGGATAGCGTAAGGGTAAGGTTATCCTGGGCCAGGATATCGCCGTCCTGGGTCCCGGTTCGGGTGTTGTCCGCGACCAGGATACGCTCGTTTAGGACCAGGATATCCGCCTCCTGGGTGGCGTCGAAATCGGTAAGGACGTTCTGATACTGTATTTTGTTCCATATCCGCCAGGCCTGGAAATACGCCTGCGCGTAGTTGCGGACGCCTACCGATTCGACTTTTTGCGGATTATCCGGCGGGTTATCGTACGGAATGGTAAGCGTTACCAGGGAACCGTCGGCCGGGTCGACGTATTCGTATTCGACGCCGTCCTGTTCCTTTGGTCCGCCGAACTGCACCGTACGCGACTCGCTGCCGGGTAACTTGTTTCGGTGGTTAAATAGCAGGGTCGAGTTTTCGGTCGCCTTTTCGAACGATAGTTTAAGCACATTCCCGCGACGGTACGCCGTGCAGAAAATAGCCGTTGCGATCGTCGACATTGTTTCCTCGAACGAAAAGTTATCGCTGTCGAACGTGTAATTAAATTCGCCCGCCTCGTCGGTCCCAAAATACGCCTTAACCGCTGCGACCGTGTCGTAAATGCTGTCGAAATCGATTTCCGACTTTTGCCGGTTACCGATTTTCGGATCGAGGGCGATTGCGGAAATAATTTCGTCGGCGCTGTTCGTGGCCGTAAGGGTGGTCGTAAATTGGTCGCCGCTGGTCCTGGTCGGGATTTTGCGGGTAACGTCCATATTTAGCTTGCGCGATTTTAGCGCCAGGGCGCCGTCGGTCGCGTACGTAAGCGAATGCACGGTCGTAATATCGCCGAAATCTGTTTCGTTTACTGGCGACATTGCGTACAGGTCGCGCCATTTAACCTCGTCGATTACCGACCCCTCGAACGACGTATCGGAATTCGTAATCCGTCGCGCGCGCACCTTGCAGCGACCGGTAAACGTCGGGTTAAATTTGATCGTTAACGCCCTGGTGCCTCGTGTTTTCGAGGACCCGATTACCGTACCGGTCGTCGTTTCTGCGCTGCCGATCGCGTTACCGTTCGCGTCGACCGGCGTTGCCTCGACTTCGACCTGGATATTAAACGCGTATTGCTGTTTTCCGTCGTCCTTATACAGGCCGTTAAGGGCCACCAGGTTAATATAAATTTGCTCGAGGTCGTCGACGTCCAGGGTAAACGGCCCGATCCATACGATACCGGTCGAGTACATCGTCGGCGACATAAGGCCGGTCTGGTTCCCGGTGTACTGCGTTAAATCGTTCCAATCGGAATTTACCGACGCCGGGCTGGATAGGCTAATCGTGTTCGCTGTTACGCTGGAAATCGTGTACGTGCCCGCCAGGTTAACGGTAAGCGATTCGCCCTCGCTTTCGATTGTTACCGCTTTGGCGTACGTTTCGCTGGCTGCGTAACCTGTCGCAATATCCGACCAATCGCCGTTTACTGTCGCCGGGCTGGATAACGTAATCGTGGTCGAACTAACCGACGAAACCGTATACGTGCCGCTTAGGTCGATAACTGTATCGACCTCGGTTAAAAATACCGCCGGGCTAACCGTAATCACGTCGCCCGCTGAAAAGGACGGCGTACCGCTGGAATATACAATCGTTCCGGCGCTGGTAAATTTGGCCGTCGGCGTATCCGTTGAACCCGAACCGACGACCTCGGTATACGTGGCATTCGATACAATTAAGCTCGTGCTGGCGGTAAATAGCTCGGTAAAGTCGATCCCGGTCGCCGTGGTTACGATTTGGTTCGGGTATACGAATTTCGTATTAAATAGGCCGCTAAAATTCGACGCGTCCGGGGCGAGTAATTCCTGGCCGTTTACTGCGTTCGAACGAACGACTTTCCATACCGGCTCGTTAATCGCCGAACCGACGATAAGCTGGGGGGTGCCGCTGTTTGGCGACGTGCCAGGACCGTAAACCGATACGGACGCGCCCGCGATTTCGCTTAGGATCGTTTCGCCGTCGCGGATACTGTCCGCGTCGATCGCGTACGACCCCCGGCCGATACACATATACGCGTATTCGACCTCCTGGTGGTCGACAAATTCTTTATACGGCACCGCGACAAGGTCCGGGGTCGAGGTAACCGTCCCGTAAATTTCCGGGATACGACCGCCGACCCTGGCCCGGTTTTCCCTGGCCGAAAGCTCGTTATTCGGCGATTCGCTTTGCGTGTTACGTAGCGACGGAACCGGGGGCGTTAACGCCAGGCTAACCGCCACCGCTACCGCCGCAACCGCCACGACGGCGACGATAATTGTAATCGGGTCGTGCGGGTATATAACGACGTAAAACGGCCCCTCAAGCTCGCCCAGGCGCTCGATACCGCGCTCGTCGCTCGGGGTTATGTCGTGATCGACCGAAACGTGCCCGTGGTAAATTCGCCCGGTGTCCGGGAATTTATCGCCGTACCTTTCGACCAGGAACTCGCGAATATCCGTCGCGAAATGCTGTTCCCAACTGTTCGGATCGAGCGGGTTTTCTGCGACGATTATTTGTTTAAGCATTGGTAAAACCCCGTTTTAGTAAACCCCCGGCTCGCCAGGTCCAGGTCGACGTACTCGACCCCGCGCTCGTGGATTTGTAATACTCTGCCATCGATATAAACGCCGACGTGCGGCGTAGTCCTGGCCCTTTGCATTAGTACAATGCAATAATTTTCGGGCTTTTCCAACTTAACAAACGCTCGGCGTAACGACGCCCGGACCGTCCTTTCCTTTGGCGGCATCAAAAAACCGCGCATTGTTTCGCTGATATCGACCCCTTTTAACCTGTGGATAACTTCGACGACAAAATGCGCGCAGTTATACGTATTCCGATTATACGTGCGGTTAAAAAACTGGTCGATACTCATAAAAACCCGCGCAGCATTGGAAACCGGCTCGTTTTATATCGTTCTCCGGTACGGTTAACGTTTAGCGACGGCGCTTTGGCGTCCAGGGTGGCGCCCAGGCGCGTAAAGTTTATATTCTTAACCTCGAGCACCAGGGGGCCGTATAACGGCGTCGTAAGGTCGTCGCTGCGGTATGTCCAGTACCGAACCGTCGGTAATTTACCGTACGTTAAGTCGGTGGCGATCCGGTCAAGCTCGGCCGGTAATACTTCGCCCAGGTCGCCGACGTCGATACGGATACCGAAATCGAGGTTTTCGCGCGTGCCATTACCGACGATCCGTAACGGGTAATACGCGAAATCGGCCTCGCCCCACGCGATCGGGTCGCCTGCGCTGGTGCCTCGAACAATACGAAACGTCGGATACGACGAATTGTTAATACTAAAACGCCCGTATGCCACGCCCTCGGGTACGGTAAACGTCGCGCTGCCGACGGTGTTGTCGCGATACTCCGAAAGGAAATTTTTGTCCTGGTCATAATAGGCGTAAAAGCTCACAAACGATCGGGTGTACGTTGTACCTGGCACCAGGGGCACGTAACCGCTGGCCCAGTACGACGAATTCGCCGATAGGACGCCGCTCGGGTAAACGTAATAATCCTCGACGACGTCCGGGTCCGCCGGGTTAAATAGATTTACCCCGCCCGATCCCAGGCCGCCGACCGTAATACCGTTTACGGCGTTTCGAACGATCCGGTAATCCTGCGAAAAACTCGGGTGCGAAATCATTAAAAGCTCAAGCTGTACAATGCTCGAGGGCGAATTAAGGAAAAACTCGGTATATGCACTCATGCCAGCGACTCCGCAAAGTCGACATTTGTTAGCTGTTCCAACTGGTCGAGCATACCGCGCGCCTCGACATCGCCGCCGTATTCGCTAAATAGCATTACCAGGGTGGCGTCGAGGGTGGCATCCCGTGGTATCGGTTTAACCTCAAGCTGCGCCCGTACCGTGAAATACGCGCCGTTATAAACGGAAAGCTGGATCGTATCCGGGATAAACTGCGCCTCGTGCTCGGTAAGGTCCGCCTCGTCGGTAATTAGGTCGATAAGGAACGGCAAGGAACCGCTGGTCGTTTCGGTGTTATAGAACGCCCGGAAATACTGGTAATCGTCCTGGCTTAGGCGCCATTCGCAATCGACCGTATAATACGCGTTAAGGATATCGCGACGGTACCTCGAGGCGCCGCCGTCCAGTTTAACGGCGATCGTTGTTTCGCCGTCCTTTACCCGGTAACTGTTTTGGTTTGGTGGTATGACAAATTTTGTCGGCATCGTTAGCGCCTCCGCTGTGCGATCACGTTATTCGATAGCGATTTCGATACGCGACCGTTCGGGTTATTGATATCGGACGCGACGACGCCCGGCGCCTGCTCGCGTACGGTTTGCGCTGCAACCTCGCGCGCAATAATACGCACGTCGGTTTCGCTGATACGCTGGACCTCGATTTCCGACGACCCGTAATTTTGCACCTGGACGTTTAGCTCGGTTTTACCGCTGCCCTGGGCTGGTGCTGCCCTGGTCTGGCCGCGCAGCATTTCGTTTGGTGTTATCCGCCCATTGCTGGCGCCCATTGTTAGCAATTCCGGGCCGCGTTCACCAACCAGGTAAGACTCGCCCGCCCGTACCTGGCCGCCCAGGGCGCGCGCTGCAACCGCTGTCGACGCTAGGGCCGAAATGGCCGCAACCATTGGCGACGTGGCCGCGATAGCTGCCGCCATTGCGCCGGGTGCCATTACTGGGCCGACGATTGGTATTGCCGCCGTCGAGGCGAACGCCGCAAGGCCTGCCTGCATCGAGGTAGCCGACGCGTTCGCGGTCATTGCTGCCGCTGCGCCTGCCTGGGCTGTTTTG